AGAGTTTTCCTACAGGGTACAAAAGAAAGATTGTTTAGATTTACCTAAAAAAATATTTATTAATAGAACTGTCGAACTTACGCCAGAACAAAAATCTGCTTATGCCACTATGAAATCCGCGGCCCTCGCTCAACTAAAAGGTAAGATGGCTACAGCTCCGCATGTATTGACCCAGCTTATGAGATTACATCAAATTACTTGTGGTCATTTAAAATCTGATGATGGTGAGATTACAAACTTTAAACACAATCGTATTGAAGAACTTATAGATGTGATTGATGAGATGGAGGGTAAAGTTATTATTTGGGCTAACTATGTTCACGATATAGAACAGATAACAAAAGAATTAGAAAAAGAATATGGTGAAGGATGTGTGGCACAATACTATGGTCAAGTATCATCAGAAGATAGACAGAAAGCAATTAAAGATTTTCAAGATCCTAAATCAAAAGTAAAGTATTTTGTGGGTAATACACAAACAGGTGGATATGGAATTACACTTACGGCAGCTAGTAATGTTATTTACTATTCTAATAGTTATGATCTAGAAAAAAGATTACAATCAGAAGATAGAGCACATAGAATAGGTCAGCATAAGCCAGTAACATATGTGGACCTCATAGCAGAAAAGACTGTTGATGAAAAGATTATAAAAGCATTAAGAAAAAAAATTAATATTGCATCTACAGTAATGGGTGATACAGTTCAAGACTGGATATGAAATACCCTTACTATATAAGAATGGCTATACTATTATGTGTTGGTGCGTTTGCACCTATAATGATTCATCACATTGTATACAAACTTTGGGATGTTAGTGTGTTGAGAGCAGCAGAAATAACTTTTATACTATGTATTCCAATCGCCTATTGGATGGCTAGTAAAATTAATGAACGATGGCACGATGATAGAAAATGAAACCTATTATTATAACATTACTGTATCTCACCTTTGGTGGCGAAATTAAAATGGAAAGTTTTGAAATCAATACAACTTGTGATGGTTGGTTTCATACAAATGTAGCACAAATAGAGAATAAAAAGAAAACACTATTTTCTGGTAGAACCTATCATGTGTATAAGAATAAAAGAGTTATTGGTTATATCTGTGCAGATGATCCACCACAATAATTAAAGATCAACTAATCCTGTTTCTCTATTAAGATATTTATATTCTATTTTGTGAATATCAAAATCATTCATAAGCTTCTTGCAAATATCTGTGTGATCAAACTCACCACAAGAATAAACATCCATTTGCATTAATGCAGGTTTAGGTTCATCCCAAATGTGCATAGCTATGTGTGATGTTTCTATGATGGCAACAGCTGTAATACCTCTGTTACCAGGCATATTACAATACTTAACATAAGGACCCATAAACACTTTCATGTTTATAGATTCTATAAACTCTCTCATCCAGTTTTGTAATTGTTCTTCGTCTGTTGGTGGCTTACTAGCTTCGGCGCGAATAATAAGATGCTTGTGCACCAGAAGACTATTTTTCATTGCTAGATCTCTTCGTATTGAGTTTTACCAGCATCATTACGGAATGCTCGTAGTTTTTGTTTTCGGTTGCCATCTTTGTTGTATGATATGTGCAACCATCCAGATTCTGGTGTGCCAGTATAAAATTCTAATATTGCTTGATCAAAGTCTAGGTTATTTGTAGCCCACTCAAATAATTCTTTATTATCTACAGAGTGACATTCGAAGTCGGCCGCCTGCCCCTTGGCATGTTGGCTGGTGCTTACGCTGCCGATTGCTTGGCAAAGCGCTTGTGAACGATAGCCTGATGATACACTTACAACGCCCCACTCATCTCTTACAGGTTGTAAAATATTCTCACACAGTAATTTTAAATTTTCTATGTGTTCATCTGTTGGTGTGTTATCAATACCTTTACGCTCCGCTGTTTGCGATTTGGTAAGCTCTCGTAAAGAAAAATTATTACTTAATTTCATCCAAATATTCTTTCCAACATAAAGACGACTGCAGTTCCCGCTACAGTCAAAAGAACCCAATAGAATTTATCTATCTTACCGCCCAATTTTTCTACGTCTTGATGTACGTGTGATAAATTTTTTTTGACTCCTGATATGTGTCCATACAGGGATAAAATATGTTCTCTTGTTGTTTTAGGTTTCATACTCATTAAGCAATGCCTCTTTGTTTTAATCGTATAGCTTGTTCTTCCGGCGATAATAGGGCCGTTTCCGATGCTGTCAACCCTGTTTGTGGGATAACTTGGGCAACAGGTTGTGGTGCTACTGGTGTTGGTTGTGGTGGTAAAGGTGGTGTTTTTATCTCTGGCGTTCTGATAGAAGCTATACCAACGTCAGGAGTTCTAACAGGAACACTACCTCTTAAATCTTCTTTTGGTTTATCATAAAAGAAAACGTCATCAAGCTTATCTTTATTTAATCTTCTGATAACTCTCTTCATATCATTTTTAGGGAAAATAAATTTCTTATCTAAACCATAATCAAAGTCTTGTTCTTTTTCTCTTTTTCTTAATGTGTCTATTTTCTTTTCAAATCTAGTTTCAGAGAATGTAACTGGCGTAAATCTACCTCTCATGATGTTTCTAATTGTTTTAGAACTTATACCTTTTCTAGCTTTAAATATTTTTTTAATATCTCTATCTGATAAACCAAATTCTTTAGCTGCTTGAATAGCATTATATATATCTTTTTGTAATCTAAACGCTTCTCTTTGTATGGCTATAAATTCTTCTACAATAACATCTCCACCTCTAGCTCTTAAATCTGTAAATTTATAAAAGTCTTCTGCTCTAAATACGTCTGATCTTATTCTTGTAAATTCAGAAATTTTAAAATCTAATGCTTCTGATATATCAACATTGTATGGTTTTAAACCTGTGCCTGCTCCTATAATAACATCACCTGTTTCTCTAACAACCCCTGTAGGCGTTGGTTGTTTTATAATAGCATCTTTAAATTTTCTGCTAGATGTGACAATACCTGGTTCTAATACTTTTAATATATGTGCAAAAGATTTACTAAATTTAGAACCATCTAAACCAAATGTAGGATCACTACTACTCCATATTTTTTTACCTGTATCCGTTTGACCTCTAGCCACATCAATAAAAGGCTCAAAACCAATAGGTGTAGATACATAAGATTCAAAGAAAGTTTGAACAGGTCCATTCTTACCAAAGAAAACTTCTAACATATCACTGTCTCCTAAAGATTTTTGCTCTCTTAATTTTGTAAAGATAGCTTCAATAGGTTCTATAACTACAGATTGTGGAATAAAGTCAGATAAGTTCACAACTTTAAATTTACCATCATCTGGTTTTGTAAGAGGTAATAAATTTGAATTAGCTTGATATTCAGGTGCAAAGTATTGTTTGTATAAATTCATTTCGTTATCACCTAAACCTGTTACTGAGCCGTATAATCCTTTAGCTGCTAGTGATACACCACCTAATGTTGTGTACAAACCTATTAAACCTCTTATACCCATGGATCTTAATTCTGGATTGTCAGACGCTGCTTCTCTAGCAGATATCATCATATTATTAAATGTTGTTCTTAACATTTCTGCAGGAAAAGATACGAAGTTACCAAACGGCGTTCTTCTTAACGCTTGAATAGCAAGAGGTACTTTACTGTAAGTTGGCACCGTATTTCTAGTATACCAAGATGCAGCTTGTCTAATTGCTTCATCAATATCTACTTTTTGTCCTGTTAAAGTAGTTTGTTGTAATTCTCTACCAGCTACTTCTCTAAACCATTTTCTAGCGTTTTCAACATTACCTTTAAATAAATCTTTGGTAAAAGACTTGTACCAGTTATATGTAAACCACTTCCAAACGTTGTCACCTCCTGCATACAATCTTGCAGCTTTTTCTGTAAGAGGATTTTTTTCTAAAAATTTAGCTAACCCTTCAACTGATTCGATCGTGCCATTTCTCACCTCTCTTAATACTGCCTGAAGTTCTGAAGCTACAATGTTTTCATCTAATACACCGTATTTAATTCCTTCGTTTATATTATCTAACAATCTTAATTCTGCTGCAGCGTCGCCTTTACCAGCGTTAAAAATATCGTCTGATACCATTGCAATAGCATCTGTTGCTGATGCTCTACCACCAAGTACACCTCTTGCGAGAGGAAACATCATAGCAGAGTAAAAGTTTCTAACTTGTGTTTCTGGGGACAATACGGTCTTACCATACTGAACACCTGTTTTTAATTGTAGTAAGTTTTTGTATACACCATTTTGTATCCACGCATCTAAAGGTCCTTTTGATGTGGTAATAGCTTCAACTAAATCTGATGCACCATAGTATGGTCTTTTAACATCTGTTAATAAAGATTTCATGGCACCTAGTCCTTGTGCTTTTCCAACTTTTACAGGATTCATAATACCTGCTCTTTTAGCTGCTTCTTCTGTTCTAAATAAAATACCTGATTTTTGTAAAGCACTTGCTAATTTATCAAATAATAATTTATTTGTAGATTGTGTTACCATTGATGATACAGTTGTCATCACTTGTGATTTTAAATTATTTTGCTGACCAAGTAAGTTTTTGATAACTGTAGGCAATTCATCACCTGTTGCGATAAAATCTTTCATTCTTATAAATTTACCTATTTCATTTAAATTTTGAATAGGATCATATTTATCTACTTTACCTAATCTTAATATTTCTCTAACCATTTCTTCTGCTTGAAGTTCTCTGGCTCTACCTTGTGATACACCAGAACCACCATATACTTTTTTAGCTTGTACTCTAAACACAGCACCACCTTTGCCATTAATTAAATTAAGAGCAAATTGTTTTGCTTTTTTAAATAAAGGTGATGTTTCTGACACAGCATAACCAGGATTTTCAAATACAGCAAAAGACTTTCTCATGTATCCTTTTACATTTTTAAGAACAGCTTCTCTTAAATCACCAGACGGTAATAAATTACCAAATACTTTTCTAATATCAT